TTGGGTTCCTTCAATAACAAATACTTTATACGAAGGTTGGAATAATAATACAATAGACAAATCTAAAAAAATAACCGAGGAAATGCTGAATCGTTTGAGAAATTCTTTGCCTTGGGCAGAATGTGCGTCTCCTTTGATTGGTGGAGGAGCACCATTTTTTGCAAATTCTGCTACAGGTATTTCTAGTAGCAATCCCGAAGATGTTGTTGTAACTGATGATGGCGGTCTTGATATGGCACCAGAGTCTGTACCTGCAGGAGATTTAGCAGCAGATTTTAGTATACCACTTCCTGTATCAGGAAGTGTGCCAACTCCTGATACAGGAACAATTACTGATAATGATGCAAATAATGCAGCAGGCAGTGGAGAAGGAATGCCTCCAGTAGAACCCGATTTACCTTCATTTGAGGATAAATCGCCTACAGGAACATCTGATTCTTCAGTAGATGATGATTCGACTTTAGTTCCGTCAACTCCAACAGGATCAGATCAAACAGGAGAACCCATAGCTCCTGCTCAAAGTCAACCGAGTGTTCCTATTTTAAACAAAGATTATACATTAGACGCAGATTCTGCTGCATATAAGCCGGATCAAAAACTTTTAAATGATGTTTATAACACTACTAAAAGTGTATATGGAGAAGGTGCGGTGTTGAATATATATAGTGCAGGAAGATCAGGTGGTAGTGGAAGACATGAAGGTGGAAGAGCGATAGATTTTTATGTTACAGTTCCTGGTCAAAGCCAAGCTTTAGCTGGAGATCAATTAGCTCCTTTAGTTCAAGCTTGGAGAGCGCAAGGTTATAATGTAGGATTTGGTATGACTCCACAAAGAGATGGTAAACAGACGGGATTACATTTTGATAATAGAACAGATAGAGCACCGAAATGGGCATATAGCGGAGGAGATGATATAAATTATGATGAAGCGGTAAGGAAGGGGGTGATCAGTCCTGCTATTCGAGCTGCATTTTCTGCAGGAGAAGATGGACAATATCCTGATGGAGTAGATCCTGCCACACTAGCATCATCAGACGCTTCTGCACCATCTACACCCAGTCAGCCAAACGATTTCGCAGACGGAAACAGTGCTGCTCCTTATGGTGGAGCAGGAACTGCAACTGGAACATTTTCTACAATAAGTCATCTAGCAAAAGTTTGGGTATTTTTTTATGGGGGCGATATACAAAGACCTATATATTTTGCCCAAGTTACTGATCCATCTTCTATAAGTCAAGAACTTCAAAATGATCCTAGCAGAATTGATACCCTTTTTGCTTAATATATTATGTTATTACAAAATCCAAAAAATCCAAATACAAGAACAACAAGTAAAAAAAGAGAAGTAAGACATCACGATGCAATAAAAACTTTTGGTGGAGGGGTTGTTTTTTCTGGAGGTGTCAAAAAAGATAATAGTAGTTCTGTTCCAACGACAGAAACTAGAACGGAAGTATATAGCGGAAACAGTCGAATGTATATGACTGGTGGCGGTATTGGAATCGAAACGCACGGAGATATAAGTTTAAATGGTTCAAATGTTTATATAGACACCCGTGGAAATAAAGTAGAAAAAGTTCGTGGCACAAAATACGTATATATGCAAAATGATGATGTTGTTGTTACCGGAAAACAAACATCAGAACAGATAAAAGCAGCAAAAGCATTGGATAAAATCTATGAAGAGATAGAACAAAAAAAAGTTGATAAAATCAAAAGTACCAAAGGCGATGAAGTAGAATGCCCAACATGTGCAAAAAAATATTTGGTAAACAGAAAAAGCGGATTTGGCATTCGACTTTTTAAAACTTTAAGAAAGTATTTGATTCCGTATGTTGGAGCGTTTGCCATAGATGTTTTACAGAGTATATATAATTTTTTAATAGCTCCTATGCTGGATGAAGCTACTGGACAGGATTTATTGGGCGGTACTTGTGGAAACAAAGGATGTAAAAATGGAAAAATACAATCGCCACAAAAAAAATTAGAAGAAGGAAACAAAGCAGCAATTGAAGAATTTAAAAAAAGATCGGAAGAAATTGATAAACAGGCAGCAAAATTAAAAGGCGGTAACAAAGCAGAAATATATTCCGGAGATCTTACAATAAAAACTGGACTTGGTATAAACAACTCTCCTGCTTATGTTGATACTGGAACTTTTCATAGCGGAGAATTTAGACATGAGCCAGACAAATCCACAAAAGCATATATGGCAGTTAGTGGCAAAGGCAGTGCAAAACGAATTGTAAAAACAAATCCAGCAACAAAGGTTGGAAATTTTAACTTACATGCATCAGAAAAAATTTTATTAGAAGCAGGAAGTCCCGGTCTCGACATACTTACCAAAGGTCATGGTGAAATGCAGTTTGGAAGCGTAACGATTACTGCCGGATCCGCAGAAGCTGTTTTTGCATCAGATAATGTAACCTCTATAAAAGGAAAAAATGTTAACATTTATGGAAACGATAGAAGCGGAACAGAGGGTATAAAACTAGATGCTAATCATACTTTGGTTACAGGTGCATTGGCTGTAAATGGAAACTTTACCACATTAGGAAGCTTGAGAATAGATGGGAATCTTTCTGCACCATCTTTAATAACTCGCTCTATGCGATTACAAACAACTCATTCTGGATCATCTAAAACGGTTGTAAACGGTCCACAATGGGTTGGTAGTGGGCAAGCTTTGACTGTTGCAGATAAAGCTGTTCAGCTTATTTCTCGTGATATAATACCCGGTTACGCAATGGAACCGAATGGTATTTTTACTATAGCCATGGAGTCTTTTAATTTAGCAGTAATGGGTGCTACAGTCGAACCTTTGATTACTGGATTTGCTTTTTTCTTTGGATGTCCTCCTTATTGCCCTCCTATGTTTTTGCCAGTTTGGAATTTTAAACACACCCATCCAGTAACTCCTCAAACGCATACGCATGATCATACGGTTCCGCATGGACAATACTTAGATGATAGAGAATCGTGGGGTAGTGCTGCGACTGATGGTAGTCACGTACCAACACCTGCTAATGAAATTGCTGACGGTCCTACACCAGGCCCAAAATCCTATGGAGGATCTTGTGGTGGTGCTGGATTTGGTTTCGGATCTCCAAATAGTAATGCATCTCAAGCAGTTGTTGCTAGAAATGCAAGGTTTGGAATAATTGGTAGTGATGCTTATGGAGATTACGATTTTGTAAACATTACACCAAATGTTTCATCCGGACAATGGAGTTATGATTCAGAAGGACAAATTCAACCTGCAGATAAAATAAGATTTAGTTTGGATACAGATTGTCCGATAGATATCACAAATTTAACTGTAAACGAAAACTCGGAAAAGATAGATGAAACTAAATGTTAAAGCAATCTATAATCTGGAATGGGATCTAAAACAATAGCTTCTGATAATTCTACATAATTTTCCGGCTCTTCATCAAATCCAAAACCACTATTTACTGTAATGGGAATTCCCATTTTTTCTGATATATAATGTTTTGAATCTTGATAATATTTGAAAAACTTTTTGTCTGTGAATTGTGTATTCACCCCGTTTATTACTCTTGTCATTACTTTTGAAGCTTCAACATAAAAGAAATATATTTTATTATAAAAAATTAATTTTATTGTCCATCCCTGACTTCTATAATTTTTATTGATATATTCAACAAAACCATCAGAATAGCTATTATATCTATTTTGAATATAATCTGTAACAAAATTTGTTATTTCTTGACTAGAAATTGGTTTTAAAAACTCTTCACCTTCTTTACAAGAAGAGGATGCTTCTTTAATTTTTATTCCATTTGCATCACAAATATAATTATTAATAACTTGACATCCCCCTGCTTGGGCAATTTCAATTTGCGTTAAAGAACGAGGTAAAAATACTGTAGATACTTCAGTCCAAACATCACCAAAACTTACGCGAGAATCGCTTCGCATTGAACTGAGTTGTGCATAAAAAGAATCTAAATAATGTTCATAATCAAATCCATTTTCATTTTCTATCCGAATAACTGGATCAACATTTGGTATGTTTGCCAATTTCAAAAGTTGACACAAATAGGGAGTAGCATCAAATCTTTCCAAAATATTCCAACCTGATGTTGCAGCAGGAAACGCACTTAATGCGGAATATGTTGGTAAAATATAATTTTGATTTACGTATGGATTCTGATAAAAAGGCATTTTAATCTAAGAAATTTTCTTGTTGCTGTTTGATAAAAATAGTTTTCAAAAATTCCATTATCGCATCTCTATCTCTGGCTTTTTGAAAATTTTGTAAAATTACTCTCTCGCCTTCCAAGTTATAGCCAAAAACTATAAAAGCGTCCAAATATTCAGCTACAATTGATTTTAACAAACCAAGATCTCGCATAGCAATAGCATTTCGGGATTGGTTTTCTTTAAGCCAACGGTCCAAACTTTTTTGTAATTCTTTTTTATTAACTTCGTCAAAAATTTTTTCTGCTGTGAACTCCAATGAAACATCTGCAGACAGTGATGGCATTTGCGATTGTTTTAACACTTTTTTATTCTTTTTCGGCGTTGCCATAATCTTTATTATACTTATTTGATTTATTATTAATACCGAATTTTACGAGATATTCTATTAAAACTTCAACAGAAGAAGTTTTAATTTTAAAATTTTCCGGAATAAATTGATTTCCGTCTGTAATTTCAAAGTATTCTTCTCCTAAATAATTTTTATTATTATAACACGTTATAAGAACAGATGAAAATCTGGGATCAACAATAACGGTCCAACATCTGGGATCTGAATCAGAATAGTCTGTAAAGATTTTATCGCAAATGTAACCAGAATCACGTAATCTTTTTATGAAGTAACTGACAGTTGTTATTTTATTTCTAGCCATAAAATAATTTATTCTAATTTAGTTATTTAACAAGTGCAGAAACGATATATTTTAAATCTATATTTTCTTCTTCTTGTACTTGGAAGACAAACACGTTGAATTCGTTATTTATTTTTACCTTTACTGGATTTTTTGTCATTGATAAGTTTTTAAATATTTCTATATTGATTGGCAAAGGATTTTGTAAATCTTCTCCAATGGTTTTGGGGGATATTAAAAGCGAAAGATTGTCAATATTTTGAATTGTTTTATCATCAATTTCACCATAAATTTTTTTATTTTTACTGTAAAAGTAAATTTTAGATGCATCAGAGGCAAAGGAGTATGCCGAAATTATTTTTTTTATTTTTTCCGGAAAAATTTCAAATTCTGTATCAAACTTTAATTTTGCTATTTTTTGAATGTTTACTGTTGATTCTTTAATAATACCATCATCGACAAGATGATATTTAAAATGAACTCCATCGTTCGTATCTGAATCGAACATTTCACATTTTATGTGGTTCTTATTAAGAACCATAGAAAATTCTCCATCATCTCCTAGACAATCAAATCCAGTTAAAAGTTTTTTGATGTTAATTATATTAAGTTTTTGTGCTTCGACTTTAATAGGCAATTTGATTGCTGCATATAAAATCAAAGAATTGTTTGGTGGAGCACAAACAGTATAAAGCAAATCTTCGGAAAATTTTAAAATACAACTTTCACTGATTCTACTAACAGGTTTTAAAAATTTTTCCAAATATGTTTTAGGAACGGGTAAGACAATATCACTCATTTAAGACTTTTTCTTTATCTTCTATTGTATGATATTTTACATAACAGTCAACAAATTTCTCCATTGCTTTAGCAATTCTTTCTAAGCTATCGACTTTATCTTCTGAAAGTTGATAGTTTGTGTTATTAGAGGCTTGTTGTATTGGTTGTTGCGGAGCCACAATAGGCTCTGGAGCTTCTTTGTTTTGTTGTTGTGGGGGTTGGGTTATATTAATACTTTGTGGTAAATTTTCAGGCTTACTATAAAGTGAATTATCAGGTACCATTTTTTGTACCATATCTTCTGGAATATACCCTCTATTGTTGTTTGCAACAATAGAATTTGGTTGCACAACTTGTGCAATAAATTTATTAATGTCTATTCTATTTGCCGGTAAATCTCTTCTTTCCGTTGAAAATCTATCAATCATATTAAGCTGAGAGCTAATTGATTTAGCAAGCTTTGCAGCTTCTAGATGATCTTCTCTGGATGGATTCATTTATTAAAGATCGTTCAAAATTTCTTGCATTTTTTTATCTTCTTCTGACAATTCATCATCAGAAGAAATGCTTTCTGTTTTTACAGTTTCTTTAATATTAGAAACTGCAATTTCTTCACGGCGATCTTCTCTTACGACTTCTTCGGGTTTAGAATCTTCGACTTCTCCCAAGAAATGAACCTTAAATAATTTCTTAATATCATCATAAGATTTGTGTTCAAAAATAGCGTCCAATTCATTGGTAGAATTGTACAATTCATCCACATTTTCATTTCCTTCTAATTTGCAAGGAGACATAAATTTGGAACCAACATAAGTTGCATATCCTCCTTCATTTTTTTCTACTTTGATTTTCAAATTACATCCCTTTTCTGAAAGGTCAAAGATTTTTTCTCCAAATTCATCAGCATCATCACCAGAAATTGCAGATTCGATAATTTTTGCCAATTGTTTACCATAACGAAGAATTTTTACCTTTCCTTGATTTTCTGGATTTGTTGGGTCTTTGATAACAAAGACATTAACTAACCAATTTTCGTTTCTTTTAATCGGACGAATTGTGTCAATTTCCGATTCATTCTTTCCATTATAAATCTTAGAACGATATTCATCAATAGGACAACGGTCTCCGTAAGTATTTGGACACAAGACAGAAACAACTTGATTATTTAAGTTACTTTTCCATGTGTGATTATAATAGTGAAATAATGTTCTTTCCGGATTTTTAACATTTGGGATAAGACGAACAATGTATGTCTTATCGACTTCCATTTTAAGAAAGTCTTTAAATACACTTTCTGTGCTTGTGTTTTTAGTCAATGTCTCTTTGATTGATTCGAATAACGATGATGTATATTTGCTCATATATTTATATATTATCAGAAATTATTTGTTATGCAACTCTTTTTTTAAGAAATTTTCAACTTTATTTGTAATCTCTTTAACGTAATTTTTAGTTTTGGTGGATGTGTGGTATCGGGTTTTAAATGTTTCAAATTTTTCCAACATAGTATTTGAAAAAAGTTCTCTTTCTTCTTCTGTTAAATGAGAATAAACAGAATTAATATCTCCGAGTTCCATCAAACTGTATGGATTGATTTTGTGCTCTCTATAATGATTTAACCAAGAAAACATATATCCTGTTTTGTGTTTGAAATAACTTTTCAAATCAATTTTATTTTTAAAACAAAACATTCCGATAAAACGTAAACTATCTTTGATATCATCAAATTGTTTTTCTGGATTTTCATCTTCTTTTTGTTTTTTATAAATTGAATATGTTCGAATAGCGGGTCTTGTTATGAAATAATCTAAAAAAGGATATTTTTCGTCAGGATGTAAAAATCTAGGAGCTTCGAAATATTCTTCTATTTTTATATGATTGTATTTTTGAAAAAAAAGTTCTAATTTTTTAAGAGTGTAAAATTCTTTTTCCGCAAAATCTGTAAAATCTTTTCTGTATTTAAACGGTTGATTGTGTCTTAAATTTTTTAAAAAATTGTTATAAATTTTTTTTTGCAAGTCAGTCAACATTTTTTTTCTTTTTGTTTAATTTTGATCGAAATATTTTCTTATATACATTCGGTGTTGATTTCAAATAAGCTCTGATAATGTTTTGTAAATTTGATTCCCCCAACAATTCAAAATATATTTTTTGTGTTTTTTTATCATCTACCAACAGTTTTAAAAAATTTAAAAAATTTATTTTTTTCCTCCGCGAAATACAAATAAAGGAACCGACCTTTAAAGTAATTTCTTCAAATTCTTCAATGTTTATTGATTCTGTGGGATTTATTGATTCTTCAAATTGTTGAGATGATGTTATAATCATAATGATTTAATAAATTTTGTCAACTTTATAAATACAATTTTATTGTAAAAAGTTGATACTGTTTATTCTATATGATGTTATTTAATCACGTATAGTCATTTTTCATCATCAAATTCTAAACTTTCTATTAATTCTAATGTATTGGTAATACTTGGATTTGTATCACTTGATAAGTTTTTAGGTGATGTTCCTTTGACTGTAAAAGATTTAGCGATGTCATCTGGATCTCTTAACGACAAAGTATCATAATCTATTTCTAAAACAGTATGGCATTGTCTAGGCCCGAATCTGTTTTTAACAATACCCATGTGAATTATACCTAATTCAAAATCTTCTTCTTCTGTCCAAATAGAAATTTGTGCATCAACCGTATGAGACAAACCCATCGATTCACTTGTCATATCCATATCAGGATTTGCCGTTTGATATGCTGCTCGATTTGCTTGTGTAGCAGAAATTACTGGACAATTAAAATGATATGATAATGCTCTGGTATATTCTGTAATTTCTTTGATGGATTCATACGAATTTGTTCCTTTTGTTACAGGAGCCAAAAGATTTAAATAATCTATGATTATAGCATCTGGAACAATTCCATTTTTTTGCAATTTTTCTATGTAAGTTTTTATATTTAAAGGACTTATAGTTTTAGGAGGAAATTCTTTTATTATTAATTTTGCACTTTTGTTTTTAATTTTATATTCATTCAAATAACTTTTAAGAGGATTTATTTGCAAAGACAAATCTTTAAAAGGTATTTTAGATAATTGTGCGCTGATTCTTTTGGAATAAATTTGTTCCGGCATTTCCAAAGAAATTAAAACAACTGTTTTATTTTGACTTAGTAAATTTGTAGCAATATTACCTAAAAATATGGATTTTCCAACATTTGTAGTTCCAAAAAAAACATACAATGCTCGTCCCTCTGCCATCAATCCACCACCCAATTTATCATCGAGCCATTTCCATCCGGTAGGTATTACGTTGAATACCTTTTGTAAATCTTCACAATGCTGATCAATAGATTCCAGATAATCAAACCCCAAACTATCAACAATAGAAATGTTACAAGCTTCTTCAAAATCTTTTAAAATTTTAGAAGTATCTACTTCTCCGCTTTGAACATTCAAATGTGTTTTTATTACCGTGCTCAATACGGCTTTTTCTTTTAAAAATCTTTCAGTATTTTTTAATAAAATATCTTTATTGTATTTTTTATCTAAATTTTGAATCGATAAAATTACATTTTTTAAACAATCTCTTTTTTCTTGTTCTATTAGATGAGTTTTTAATTCTGTAATATTTGGAACTGTTTTATATTCTAAATAATAAGAATTTAAAGATTCAAATACACTTTTGATATTCTTATCTTTAAAGAAAGAAGGTTTTATATAATTTATAACACTTTCCAGATAAACTCTGTCAAAAAGTGCATTATATATTAGAACTTTTTCAAAAAATTCTAAATCTAATGGCAAACTTTTGTTCATTTCAAACCACTTCTTTGTTAAATTTAAGTTCTAGTTTTAATTTTTCTTCAAGTTTTGGAAGAATTTTTGCCCAAACTGTATCATCATCTTTCCAATCTTTATAAAATCCCAAGACTTCTTCACCTAATGCATAACGATGACCTTGTTTATGGACAATACCATAGCCTTCTGCCATTTCAAGCAAACCAGAATATTTAGAAATTCCTGATTTGAAATTCAAATACATTTCGCATTCCAAAAACGGAGGAATAAATCTATTTTTAGTTGTCAATGCTCTCATTGTTAAACCGTTTACATCTTTAGACAAAGGTGTAACATCGTCTAATGCATTTTTATTATCTGATTTTCCTACACGTTCTTGTTTTGTTGCCATTTGAACCAAAACGGAGGACATATATAAAGGACCAGATCCTCCTGATTGGCTTTTAACCAATGTGGGATACAAAGCACCTGGATTATCATACGTATGATTTGTAAAAACAATCGGACAGTTTGCCTTTGCTGCTGCGTGTGTGATTGCTCTCAACATACTTTTTAAAGATACTGCTCTAGCTCCCATATCTGCTGAATCTTTTCCGTCTTCAATAATTTTTGCTTCTCTGGCAGAAATTAAATTTCCCAAAGAATCAATTGCAATGATAACTTTTCCTTGCAAACCGTTTTCTACAACAGTTTTTAAAAATTTTACCATTTGGTTTCTGCAATTTTCAATAATTTCTATTGGACAATGTTTAATTTTTGATGAATCGCAACCAAGATTTTCTGCAGTTTCTTTATCCAAAGCATTTTCAGTATCAAAATAAACAACATGCATACCTTTCTTTTGAGCATTTGCCATAATTTTATTAACCATCATAGTTTTTCCACATGCTTGTGGACCGGCAAATCCTGTAATTCTTCCAACTGGAATTCCACCATAAAGAGAACCAGAAATAATCGCATTTAATGCCATACAACCAGTATCAACCCATTCATTTACAGACGAAAGACTGTTTTCATCTAAAAATGCTGCATCTGGATTTAAATCATCTAAAATTTTAAACGCATCTTCAATCGAACCGTTCAAGTTAATGTCTTCTTTATTATCTTTTTTATTTTTAGCCATAAAAACATAATAACAAAAAACCCTGAAAAGTCAAAGCTTTTCAGGGTTTTAGTTTTTAATTTATTTTTTGTCTATTCATCAAATAAATTGATTACTTGATTTCCAGAACTTTGTTGTGGAGGTTGTTCCTGAGGAGGAACAAACGTATTGTTTTTATTAAACATTTGAGCGTATTGCGCTTGAAGTCTAAAATCTAGAGCTTCGATGTTTGATTGTGTGATCTTATCTTTTTGATAAGATAAAACGACATCCGATTCTTTATCTGCTAGAAACTCTCTAAAAAAGAGAGGGAATAACTGAACAGACATTCTTCCTGATTGGTCGTTATTAATCATAATAATAACGGGATTTTTAATTTTTAATAAATTAGAATTTTCTGTAGATTCAACACTCTCTCCGAGAATAGTTCTACCTACAGTATCTAAAAATAACACATGTTTTGGATTTGTTTCATTACTCATAGTTTAATATATTAGCATAATGTTTTAAAAAATCAATAAAAAATTTTAAAAAATTACCATTTTAAAGCTTCAGAAATATTTGGAAAATTTTGTTTATATGATTTAAAAAATCACATTTGGATAATTTGTTTTTCATCCAATTACAAGTTTTACAGCACGAACACACATTGTCTATGGTGTAATCTTTATTATTATCAATCCTATCGATGCCATTATAATTCCATTCATTTAGTTTACTGCTTTTTGAGGTATTACTGTTTAAAGTGCCGCAATAAACACATTTATTTTCACATATTCTTATAAAATCTTCAAAATTTAAATTGAATTTTAAATTTCTTTTTTCGGCATTTTTTTTATAAGAATAAAAAATTTTTAATTTTGCTGATTTTTTAGTTAAATCACATTTACATCCTAGAAATCTTTTTCTTTTTAATATTGAAGCTTGAAAATTGTATAACCTTTTACATTCTTTACATTCACAAAGATATAAATGACCACAATTATTTTTAATTTCTGAATTTTTTTTAATAATTTTTAAAATTTTTAATTTACCAAAAGTTTTACCCGTTAAATCCCCCCAAAAATCTTTTTTACAACCACATGATTTAATTTTTGTTTTTAGTAAATGACTTTGTACTATAGTTTCATTTCCACAATCACATAAACATCTTACTTTAGAATGTTCACCACTTTTATTAGAAGGTATTATTTCTAATACTAATAGATTTGAAAATCTTTCATTTAAATGAATAGTAGATCTTCTTCCCATATGAGAATACTTATACTAAAGTTAGTACAAATATACATTATAAACTAAAAGCTTTTATAGTATCTTTAAATGGATTTCCTTCAATATTTTTAACTAAATTTAACATTTCTGATGCTATGTCTCTAATTTCTTTTTGTGAGTCGGATTTATTTCTTAATGATAGAAAATGATAAAATGATCTCCAATTAAACATTATATCACAATCAATTTGAGTGTTATATGTTCTAAAAAATCTTGCTGATTCTTTTGCTCTTTTTCTATCAATTTTTAAATCATTAACAAGACTATCAACACATTCATGATATAATTTTAATCCTTCTTCCGTATATTTTTTAAGTTTATTAATCCAGTATGGGGACCAATCATTAGGAATATAAAATTTATCTTCCTTTAATTCTTTATATCTTGCACTTTCAGCATTTATTGACACACCAATTCGATGTTTTAATAAATGAATATGGGAAGCAATTTCAGATGTTACCAAAAAATGCAATGATGATTTTTCAAACGGAGTATGATGTCCATTTTCAGCAAGCATTTTTAATAATAAAGGGATTCTTTGTTTTTTTTCTTCTGTAATATCTCTACTAGTCGATGTCCAAGCAGATCCAGCATGGATTTCGTCGTTCCCATAATAACCTATTAGTTGTATTTTGTTTGTTTTCATGAGAATAATTCATTTAAATCTGTAACTTGTTCACTACCAGCTACTGGCGATGGCCAACCAACAATTTCAAAAACTCTGCTAATTACTGGTGCAACATTTTTTTCAAACATTTTTTTATAATCTGGTTTGATAACTTTTAAAAATTCTTTAGGACAGTCGTTGATAAAAGCAACATTATCATAATTTAAAGAGTTTTTCAAACAATACATAATTTTAATCTTTTCGCCACTATTAATTTTTTGATATCGATCTGTAATTTTAAGACCTTTTATCAAATTGTTATAATTTATTGCTGCTTTGACATGATTTGGCGTTCCTTTTCCGAAAGACCCATTACTTGAAACTTGTTGTTTGTATTTTTCGTAATTGTTTACTTTTTTTCTACTAGCAATTTCTTCAGAAGTCATTTTACAAAATTTTTCATATCCTTCCTGAAAAATTCTATTCGCGGTTTTACGGTTTTTGGAAATAATTGCCGTTTCTATAACTTCTTTGATTAAATTTTTAACTTCTTTTGAAAGAACGGATTTTGCTACTTCAATTCCTTTGTATTCAAATTTGTTTGTTTTGACTCCTTCTTTGTCCAAAATATGTAAAATGTAGAATTTTTTCTTTTGAAGTAGGGCAACATCACATATTTTTTCTCGCTTAAAGAAATATCTACTATCAATTGAATTAAATTCTTTTTTTGCCCATTCGTTAATTTTTTCGTTTAAAACTTTACCAATTTCTTCTATCAATTCGTATGCTTCGGGTGTAATATTTTCTTCATTTTTCAAATTTATATTTTTGATTTTAAAAATTTCTTTAAAAGAGAAAAATTCACTGTCAGTATCTTGATATACACAGATATCTTGTTCTGTTCCTTCAAATCCTAGTTTTTTAGCATACTCATACACAATTTCTGCTCCTTGTTTAACTATTCCTTGTCCAGATAAAGTTACACTCTCTGCGTGATCAATATCAAAAAGCGGAGAATATATCTGAGAAAATACACCATAAATTGAATTGAGAATTACTTTATAAACATTGGATAAAATATCGTTGTCTGTGACTTCTTCTTTTATTTTAATTTTTTCGTCTTCTGTTTTTGCACGTTTTAATTTTTTTTGTGCTTCCAACATTTTATCACGCGCATCGACACGTTCTTTATAAAGTTTATCGATTAAGTTCGGAACAATACCTTTAAATTTTTGTGTGTATAAAACATTAGCTTTTGTTATAGATAACTTTTCTTTCTCAACCAATTTATTAAATTTTTCTTTTTCTAGTTTTACAACTCTGTCGTTAGCCAATTTTAATGTGTATATATCATCTTCGATATTAATGATTTTTCCTATTTTGGTTTCGGTGGAAATATTCAATGTTATGATAGTATTTGGATATAGACTGTTTGCATCATAAGTTACTACATCCTCGTATAGACCCGGTTTTGGCTCTCGAACAAATCCCCCCGCAAAACTTTGCTTTACATTTTTAATATTGAATGTTGGTATTATTCTATCTTGTTTTATTGCTTGGTGAGCAACAGCACCAGTAATTAAAGAAACTTTTCCCATGGATTTTTCAAATGGAATAAACCCTTTATAAGACAAATTTCTGATTAGCTTTAGATATTTTAATTTTTCTTCAAGTTTTATAAGAAGTTTAACATCTTGTATGTTGTAATCGACAAAGGTATCCCAATCTTGATCTGCCAAATCTGCCAAAGATGAATTGACGTAAAAAAGTTTAGTTTCTCCCAATTCATATTCTGCGATATAGTTAAGACTGTAAGATTCCCTGTCACCTAGAGAGAATGCTTTGTAAACTTCCATATAATCTAATATTGATATTCCGCATATGTACCATCTGTCAATTGGTTTTCCTAATTTGTTTACTGCTATGTTCTCTCTAAAATTCAATCTATCAACTGGGGATAATCTATTAGCGTCATCATCGCTTAAAATAAGTTTGATTCGATTTATGATATATGGAATATCATATCCAGAGATATTCCATCCTGTTACACAATCTGGATGATCATTTGTCCAAAACTCTAAAAACTTTCTTAAAAGACTTTCTTCTGTTTTACATTTAATATAAGTTTCATTTGAATTTTTACACGTATAATCTTTTTTTAATCCCCATGTGTAATATTTTTCTGTAATTGTGTCATAAATTGTTATGAGATTTATGGGATCTTGTGCTTTTTCTGCCGGTGAAAATCCATTTTTACCATAAGTTTCAATATCCAAATAGAATATTTTAAGTTTATTTTTACTGTAATCTTCTTTTTCTGCTTTGTCTTTAAATATGTCCAATAAAAACTGTTGTTCGCAGTTTAGATTGTGGAATATTCTTTTTATCGTAGTGTCATTTAAGAATTTGCTACGTTCAAATTGATTTTTAAATTTAATTTTCTTTAATGGTGTATTAAAAATAGACGTTGCATCTGTTCCACTTGTAGATTCTATGTAAATATATGGTTCGTAACTACTAATGATTTTTGTTCTTTTGCCATTTTCGTCCCATGTCCACAGATATATTGCCTCTTTTTTGGCATCGTAATATACATTTCTATATCCCATTAAACGATTATGGCATATTTTTTATTCATAATCAACATTTTTGATCAGGATTGTTTTTGATCAATGTCGAAGATTTTTCATTTCTTTCTTTAGAACCAAATTTTGTAAAATAGATTGCTTCGTATTCATCCATATGATCTTCGAGCCACAATCCTTCAACAAACTTCCTAGATTTATCTGACAAATCCATATAACGGTCAAAATCAGAAGTTATATAGTCTAATTGATCAATTAAATCGTCTCCATTTTTAAATTTAAATTCAGCGTCTTCGTATGTGCAGAGATCTTGGTATGCACCAGGTATTCCAATACCTCCCGCTTCAATCATTTTAATATTACTCTTTGATCTATTAAATATATTATCAGTTAAAGGGGCAAATGCAGCATTGCAATCGGTATCATATAATCCCTTCGGGTAATCCATCAACGGAGACCACTCGATATACTCCATTTCTCCATTATCAATAAACGGTTTTACTGCTAATGGATAACAGCCTTTCCATACAAATTTAAATTTTTTACGAGCTTTGATGATTGAAGATACAACATGATGAAAATCATCCATTGAATTTGTTCTATTGAGAACATCGATATGTGTTCCGGAACCAGAATACAAAATTCTAGGTCTTTTTTTATTCTTCTCGTATATCTTTTCTATTCTTTTCTTATCATAAAATCTATCCAACCAAAACTTTGGTGGATAATTTGGTATTACTGTTATATTCTTATTTCCTGTTTTGGATATATAATAATCTTTCATGTATTTGCATGTGACTGTTATTTCGTCCATGTTTGACATGATAGTCAGAATACTCTGAACAATTTTTGGATCAACAAATGCATCTTTGCATCTGTTATAGTCTGGAATATCTTCTTTAAAAACTATATCATCTATTTCATAAATTAAACGGTATTTTAATTCTTCTCTATGTTTTGCTAATTCTTTGATAAACTCGCTTTGAATTGGTGTTGCTTGCCTTTGCATTCTTATTGCTTTTTGCGGTCCATAAAAACGCATGTCTAAAATCATTTGAGTTAATCCGGATATACATGCTTTATTATATGCATTTAATAAAAATTCCGGCCAAATCATGCGCCAAAATCCGCAACCTCCATAATCCGCATAATAATTAATTGCTCTAGGAAGATTTGCTTCTGGCATTACTACAGGCGGTGGTTCTGGAATGTGGGTTGGAGTGGATCCTACATATGTATATAACGGAGATCCTAATGGCATTCCAATCGGCGCATTTGGTATACCTGCTTTAACAGGTTGATATTGAAATGTTACACTGTTTCCTTTCTGTTCGTTTTTAATTTTTAATGCCATATGAGAATTTAATAGTGTTTATCTGCTTTTCAAGATACTAAAACTGTTTTTCCTTTTGATTTTTCCAATAAAATAATATCATCAAACATATTTTTTAAAGATGATTTGTTATGAGAAACTATATAAATTGATTCATTATAACTTTCTATTCTTTCTCTTAAAATTTCTATTATTTTGTCAGTTCCTGCTTCGTCAATTGCAGAATCAAATAATTCATCATACATATTAATAGAATACGAAGCACCAGAATAAAATCTCAAAACATCTTGAAACATAAAAAGAACAGCTATATCAATTCTTTTTCTTTCTCCTCCACTAAAATTAAAATACGAACAATCTTTTCCATTAGAATTTAAAATTGTTTCTTCGAATTGTTCATTAAAAATACAAGAACAAGGAGCATCCAATCTTTTAAGATAAAAATTTAATTTGTTGTTTAATAAATCTATTAATTTTTTAACTATATATGTTTTAACACCCTCTTCAGATAAAACAAATTTAACATCATCTAAAATTGCTAATTTTTTCTTAATATTTTTTAAATCATCCTCTATTTTTTTAATTTTTTTATTTATTTTTTGTATTTCTTCTTCAAAATCAAGTTTTTCATTTTTTGTTTTTTTTATGTTTTCTTTATATTCTTCTATTTTGTTTTCTAAATTTTTAATTTTTTCTCCCTTTAATTCTTCTTTTTGTTTAATTTCTTCCAAGTTTTTATTTTTTTGTTTAATTTGCAATACTAGTTTTTTAATTTCTTCTTTTTTTTCATTTTTATTTTGAATTTCGACACTCGTTTTGTTTTTTTGTTCTGTTAATTCATTGAATTCTTTGTCTATTTCAATTATTTTTTCATTTACTAATAAAACTTCTTCATTTGAATATTTTCTATTGCAGATTGGACATATTTCTTTCTTTTTAACAAGTTCATTTTTTGTTTTTTGGCTTTGTTCAATTTTTATTTTAAATTCAGAAAGTTTAGAACTTAAATCGATCAAATTTTTGTTGATATTTTCTGATAAATTTTCCAACTCTTGAATTTTATTTTCATTTTTTTCAAAAGTTTCTTTTAATTTTAAAAAATCCACATCTGATGTTTTTAATTCTTGAATTTGTAATTCCGTGTTTTTTATTAATTTTTGAAAATTGTTTATATTTTCTTCTTTTTGTTGTTTTTGTTTTACAATTTGTTTTTCAAAAATTTCTAAATTTTTTTGCTCATTGATAAATGAATTGGACAATAAATCATTTTCTTTTTTAATTTCGTTATAGTCTGATCTGGTTTTAAGAAGCATTTCGTTAAAAATACTTAAATTCAGTACTCCTTCTATAAACTTTCTCTTGTCTATTTTCTTTTGAGCCATGAACGGCAAAGTATTATTTGCTGTCATAATAACAGAATTGTTAAACAACTCTTCATTTGCTCTTATAAGAGTTTTTATATACTCATCATTTGCCGGTATAGTCGATAATGTAATATTTTTGTCACCATTCCATACTTCGATTTTACTTGGACCCAAATATCTTTTAATTGTAAAAGTTTCTTTGTTGTTTTTTGAATCAATCACATCAAAATTCAACTCAACTTCACAACCTTTTTTAGATTGGTTATGAATTATTTTATCATTTTTGATGTCTCGGATAGTATTTCCGAATAAGCACCAAAAAATAGCTTCTATAACAGAAGATTTACCAACACCGTTTCGAGTTTGGTTATCTGTATTGTTTCCGGTTATCAAATTCAAACCTTTTTGGAATTTAATTTCTACTGGAAGTTCACCAACAGATAAAAAATTTTTAACTTTTAAGGTATTAAAAACGACATTCATATATAAATGGTACATGAAAAAACGTAAATATCAATTATATAATATAAAAAATATATTATATATGTGTCATTTTTCACCAACAATCATAAAGGAATGATTCAAATCTTTTTTACTGTAAAAAATATTTTTAAAGTTTTTATGTTTCATCCAGTCTTTAATTATTTTTGGTTTAAAAATATTCATATGCTTCCTATTATTCCAAGGACGCCAGTATTCTTGATCATATGTCGGTAAATATAAAAAAATAACACCACCAATTTTTAAACATGAATACCAGTAATCTAATACATCCACCCAATTTGTTATATGTTCTAAACAATGACTAGAATATATATAATCTAAATTTTGTTGTGGTAAATTTAATGCGTGATATCCATCATTAAATGATACATCTACCAAAATAGAATTAGGAAATGCCCATTCTTTTTTCATACATCCAACATCAACTCCAATTCCTTTACAAAAATGTTTAGCATACGGTATCGCAAATTGTGATGCGTTTCCTTGCGATTGAAATTTTGGATATATTTTATTATTATATGATATAGTTTTCATGATACACCATCTTTTATATTAATATAAAAATTTAATTTATCAATATAAAATTTTTGTTTACAAATTCTGATATACTGTCAAAATCTTTTTCGTTGGGTTTTCTAAGATATAAAAAAACATTTTCAGCTTTAATCGGTAAAGTTTCAATTAAATACAAATTTGAAGTGGAAACCGTATGTATTTCCGTAGCATTTTCAATAATTTTTGCCCAATCCAATAAGGTATATCCTTTTTCTTTTTTCATATTCACTATTTGATAATTTTGTGGATTATCTATTGTAATATCTATTTCACCCCCGCTAAAAAAAGTATTAACTAGAATATATTTTTGTTTTTTTATTAAATGTTGAAATAATTCATTTTCTTTTACATGATTTCTCTTCCATGTCATGGTTTTCCACATATCTAAAGGTAAATCTAGTAATCGATATTTATCCAACATACAATGATAGTTTTGAGAATAATCGTTGAGATTTAATTTTCTTACAATTGGGTTAGCGAACCTTAATGGTATTGAAAATATATCATTTTTTATGATACCAAAATGTGTGCTTTCATAGTTAAAAACAAAATAATTCATATCAACAAAATTGATATATGGAAAATATTCCTTTAACCATATGAATTCACTATTAATAGGCCAAAATATCTCATTTTTACCATTTTCCCAAAGTTTTTTTGCTATCGGTTCGCAAAATAAAATATCTCCTAATCCTTGATATTGATTTAATATATATTTCATATCCAACCTAAAAAATTATTATTGTGATTTAAATATTGGTGAAAATTTTCAACATTATTTCTGAATAAATATATCCACATTCCACAATTTCCACTATGTGTTATAACATGTTTACTTTTAGACAACATATATATTGATTTTAATATATCACAAGCAAATGTTGGTTTATCAGATGGATTTATTGTATAATGCACCACCAAATCTTTATTTTTATTAATAACGGGTATTTCTTGTAAATGAAACGTATTTGGAAAATTGTTATAAAATTGTTTTAAAAATTCTAACTCATCAGTTTGTAAAAAAAATTTACAATTTTGATTTTTTTTATTAAGTTCATCACATTTTATAAAAAATTCTTCATATTTTGCAATGTTGGTTTCTCGACATTTATCGTTTCCTCTGTAACAAACCGATATTGTATTATCATAATTAATTTCATATTTTTTTTCAGTTTCGGTTATTATATTTTTAATAAAATTACTTAATGTAAAATATTTTCGAATGAAAAAATTTATTTTTTGAATATCTATATTTTTGTATGGTATAAATTGATTATCCCATGAAAAATTTACATTCTCAAAATATTCAATAGTTTCTTCTACATGATTATAATCTTTAAAAAATAAAAAATTTAAATCTTCATTTTCATCGAATAGGTTTTGTTTATAAAAAGAAAATTGTTTTGATGCATCTATACGAGTTGGCAATCTTTTGTTTTTGTTAAAAAAATCTATAAGTTGAAACAATCTAATAGAACAACATGAAAAAAAACCAGCATTGTGATTAATGATTAATGTATCATCCATACTTATTATAACATATTTTTATTATTATTAAAAAAATTTTCGTAAGGATATTGTGTAATATTTTCTAAATGGAGACTTCTTTTTTGATCAAATGTGCATTGTAAACCGTTTTCATCAGGAATATATTTTTGTTGAATAAAAAGTTCATTAAAATGTGTATATTTTCCCATAGAGGTTTTTATTTCTGTGTCGATAATGTTCGAACTTTTATCTATTATACTATCATCGAAATAATTTGGAAATGTTTTATTAAACATTTTGAAATGCCTCCATATCATATCACCATCCTCATGACCAAATCCTAAAAATCTTTCATCAAACCATCCTATTTTAATAGCAAATTTTTTACTAATAACAAAGTGTGACATGGAATTGTTTATAGTAAATAAATCATGTTGCTTTGACATTTCTTTGCAATTATTAATAAGTTTTTCGCAGTCTATGATTCTTATATCATCATTACAAATTAATATATGTTCTGTAGGTGAATGTATTATTAAATCATTCCACATTTTTGCACAACCTCTCATTTGCTGATAAAAAATAGGACTTACATTATCATCATGTAAGGACAATAAATTTAACATTTGTTTTCGATATTCATTACAAAGACCATTTTTATATGATGCATTAACAGATATAATAGCTGGTGTCCCTTTTATATCATTTAAAAGGAATTTAAAATGACTATCAAACCTTTCTTTAAATGTTGTAATTCCTATATACATTTATTTTCTCATTAAAACAGACAATCCATTATTATTGATATAAGTTTCTTTTTCTTTCCATTCTGGATTATTTTTTAAAAATTCTTTGATTGCAGGAACTAGACCTATACCATTACCAAATTCATCCGCATTTCCAAATGAAATAGTATCATGAAAAATTATGTATTTTTTAACTTTGCTATGATGTTTTAATAATTCTTCTTTTAAAACATCATAATTGTGCATAGTATCAATGAACAAAAGATCATGTTCTGGTAGATCTATTTTTCTACTATCCGATAGTATAAATTCAAAATCTACATTCAAATTTTTTGCTTCATTTATAAGTTCATTGAAATTTATACTATCTGTTGGTTGATTTATATCAACGGTTATAAATTTTTTAGGTTTTGCTGCTAAAAAAGCCCAAGTAGAAATTGTTAGACCTGTTCCAAGTTCAACTACTATATCACACTCTTCTGCATACCTTTTAAGAGTATCTAGGTGTTCATTTATATCAGATGGTTGTTCTTTTAATATTTTATATTTTTGTGTTATCATAATTTTATATTTGTGTATTGTTATATACACTATTATTACCATGTTGTAAACATGTCGTATTAGACACTGAATGTTTATATGTATGTAATATTTTATCTATGTAATGTTCCGTTTTTGCAACATCCCACATTTGACAAACCCACCCTTGATCTTCGCATATATTATTACTAGGAACATTGTAATTTTTTGCTAATAGTCTATTCCAAGCGCATATATGATACGGTTTTCTTGTAAAGATTACACCCGGTGAATATGGTTGTTGTTCATTTTTTAATCCAAAGACAGCAATTGATTTTGGATAATTTTCTATCTGACATTCTTGTTTAAATGTTATGACATCGACATCTGAATTATTTTTTATAGCATTTACTAATTCCAAAACATAATCATCTGATATATCATCATCGTCGTCTACAAAAGCAATAAATTGACCAACCGCGCATTGAACTAAATTGTCTCTTTTTCTTCCAACTGTTCTTATTTTATTATCAACAAATATTAAATGTTCTACTTGTTTTTCAAGATTATTTTCTTTTATTTGTTTTTCTATTTTTTCAATTAATTTTTTTAAACTATTATCCAATCTAGATGGAACGCTTGGAGTTAATATCGATAAATAAGGTACAAATTTATTCAAATCGAAATTTTTAACTTTTCTTCTATTGTAAACATCTTCGTCTTTTTTTAAAAAAGATTCATTTTTAGCATATAATCTATCAAAATTAGCTTTTTGATAAGCAGGATGGGCATGTTCTATTATAGTTTTATTTATTTTTACATATTTTCCTAAAAAAATAGAAACATCAGTAAATTCATTATCACACCACAAACTGGTATATTCTGGATTATATATATAATTAAATCTTTCATAGTATTTTTTACCAAAAATACATAGTGTATTAATGTCGTTTCTGTTTCCATCGTTATACCAAAGAACACCATCTCCATTTCTATGATATGTATACATATCATCTCTTATAATTTGATCATATCCATCACAAATTGGTATCATATCATCAGATGCGAGCAATAAAATGTCCCAATTTTGACTTTTTTCAATATCTGAATTGATAGCTTCAACTTTACTTTTATTATTTCTAAAATAATAATTCAAATTTATGTGTTTTTTAGAATTGTTTAGTTTCCTGATAACATCAGGATTGTTCATAGTACTATCATCTTCATCACAGGATATTAAAAATTCTATATTATTAATATCTTTTGCTTTTTGATAATATAAATTCAATACTTGAAAGAATTTTTCGGGTCTTTCTCTAGTTGGAAATTTAATTAAAATTTTAGTTGTCATATATCTTTTAAAAACACATCATTAAATTGATTCATAACATTTTCTGGTGAAAATTCTCTATAAGAATTATAATCTTTTCCTTTTTCTAGTGAAAAATTTAAAAATATGTCCTTTAAATCGTTTTCGTTATCATAATAAATAGCATCATTTTTTAATATTTCAATATATCCTTTTTCATGTCCATGTTTCCATGTTACTATAGGCTTATTCATCCAGCAAAATTCAGCTATACCCAATCCAAATGTTTCTCCGTGATGTCTTGCGTGTATAGCCGCATCACAAGATGCTATATGTTGATATTTTTCCTTAATATCATACAAAGGATCTACATATATTATCCTTTCGTGTTTATAAAATGGCATGGTGCTTATCATTAAAAAATATAAATCTTTTCTTTTATCTATGATGTCTATTATTGCTTTGTGAACAAAAGGCAAATTAAAATCATCGAATGCACCAATTCTACCATAAACAAAAGCATCTATTGGGATGTTATATTTTTGTCTTATTTCTATCTTCGATAAATCTATATCTATTTTTGGTACATTTACCATATGGGGAACATACGGTATTTTTCCATTACCACATTTTTCTGACAAATATTTTGAAACAAATGCATATTTGTGACCATGAACATTAGAAATTGGTTGTGGAAATACTGCGTGTATTAACATTTTAGTGTCATTTGTAAAAAAACCAGTTATTTCACCAGATTTTATATTATAAATAGCATCAAAATTATTATTTTGTATATATTCATTTAAAATGTTGTAATTTTGTTTATAAAATAACAATTGAAAATTATTTTTAATACTATTAAATGTATTTTCTAAAATTTGATTATAAAAATTTTCATTCCAAGGAAAATTATTTTGCTTTTTACCAAAAGCAATTACTGATTCGTTTCCTAATATTTTTTGATTATAATATGCGTAATCCAACAATGCTCTGGTTGTGCCTTGCATGGAAAATTGTTCTTCTAAAAATAATATTTTTTTCATAATAAAGAAAATATGTTTTTCACAAAACCATCACAAGAAAAATATTTTAACCATAAATTTCTATTTTTCATTGAATCAACATTAAAATTTCTTAATATTTCATCTAAATTTTTAATATCATTTTTTTGTATATGTATTATATGTTTATTCCAGTCAATTTGATTTTTAAATGGCAATTCTGTATCAGAATCGATCAACACTGGTATTCTATCAAACATCAAAGATTCATAAAAACGCCAAGAGTAATTTCCGTTTCCTTTATAACACAAAGTATATTTATTTTGTAACAAGTTTTCGTTATATTCTACCTTAGATTTTAATAAATCCTTTTCTGTTTCAGCCCAATGAAACCAGTATCCATCTCTAATTATTATATTTTTTTTATACTCCAGTTTATTTATTTCGTTTATAATTTCTTCCCTACCGTGTGCAGATCTACCGCAAAATCCTATTGAATCTTCGGGAGATATGTAATCGGGTGCATACAAATCTGGTAATATAACAGGAAAAACATGCTCATTAATTCTTTTATAACTTTTTAATAATGATGTTCTAAATAAAATTAAATTTTCTGGTATGGGAAAGCAAGAAAAGTCATCATCATTTAAAAATGCTAACACTTTTTTGTTATATCTTTTTGCGTTTTCACATATGATATATAATCTTTCATCACTTAAATTAAATCTAAATGGCAATAAACAATAGTCACTTTCTTCTATGCTTTTAGATCTTTCTAAAACATTTTTACCATTAAAAAACAATTTAGTAAAAATTGATTCGTATGTTATTTTTTGTATATCCTTTGTTAGTTTTTTATAAAGTTCAACATTAAAAAAAGGTATTAATAATATCAACTCTTCCCAATTTTTTAAATCATCTTCTTTAAAGAATTCAGTATTTGTATATAATTTAATTTTCATATTTTAATATTTTGATATGTTTAAAATGTAATTGTTGATTGATTTCAATTTTATAATTGTCTAAATTAATATTTTTTAAACCATTGTCAAACATATTAGTTTTCCCCAAAAATTCATCTTCTCTTTTTTGTCCATTAACATAATGTGCATCATATTCAGTTTGATTTTTTAATCTTATTTGATGTGGAACAGAATAGAATTTTCCAAATGGATGTGTATAAACCTTTAAACCAACTTTTTCGACTCTATTTCCTAAAGTTCTATCTTCAGAACCCCAACCAACATAATCATTTGGATATCCATTTGCTGCTTCGAAATGTTCTTTTCTAAAAACAATAACGCCGCCCATAGTTGCGTCAGGATTACGTACATAATTAAATTGGCTACAATATGTACTCATATGTACAGGATTTTCTGGATAAGAATAATCCGCAATTTCAGGGATTAAATCAACGTCATGAAAACAATAATAATCAAAATTAGGATTTAATATAAAAGCTATGTTGTTTAATAAACCTTTGTTGAATAATTTTTCATCATTTTGTTCTACAACAACAATATCAAAATGCGAAACTTGCTTGGACAAAACATTTTTAAGTTCTGGAATTAACTTATCTAATGCAGTTTTTCTATCTCTGTATGGAACAATAACACACAAATTTTTATCTTTATTGACCAATTTTTTACGACTATAGTTTGTCTGTAATGCTATTAAACTTTTTAACAGATCTTTTATTGTAACTTCTTTTATAGAATTTGTAAAATGATTCCATTTTTTAGTAAAATATTGTGCAGATATTTGCCAATTTTCTTGGTATTTTTCTTTATTTGTAATTGTAGAATTTTCGCTACTGCCTTTAATTTCTTCTAAATATTCATCACTGTTATAAATATCCGGAAAATACCAAAATGGAGGGGCTACATTTTTTTGAATTAAATTGTAAGCAAAATCTATATGTTCAAATGCATTTATATAACCTTCATCAAAATAACCCAACTTTTTAATTAATTTTGCATTTATATACATAAATGCACCTTGTGGATTATGATAAAAACTTAATTTTACTCCATCTGGTTGTTCGTGAGTATATTTTAAAGATTTTTCGTTTCCAGCTACTTTTTCATAGCATAAATGATGAATACCTGTCGAATTTGCTGCTTTGAGATATTCATCAAAAACATTTTCATCTTTAATAAGAATATCATCTTCTATTAAGAATAAATGCTCACAGCCTAAATCAATTAATTCTTTAAGAGCTTTATTTTTAGATACAGCTACGCCTAATTGTTTTTTATTATGAATAACTGTATTGGCATCTTTTTGATCCACATATGGAATTTCTCCGTCATTAACAACGACTAAAAAGTCTATTTTATTTTTGGGTATAGATTTATAAACTTTTTGATAGTATTCTGGTCTATTGAAAGTAATAATTCCAACACCTATTTTTTGTGATGTTTTTTCCATATTTCCTTTAAATTTTCTAACAATTCTTTTTCTAAAACATTTTTTTCTGGTGGCCCATATCCATGAACTACAGAAAATCCATTTTTCTTTATAAAAATATCTAACGCAGATTGAAATGTTTTCATAAAATCTGCTTCGTTGCGAATTTTTGATTGTTGATGGTCGGGAACTATATCTTTTAAATATAATTGAGAATTTTCTACATCTGCAAACCATCTAAACGGAGGATGAAATCCTCCTTTAATAGTCTGATATGTATGATCTACATGCTCCAAAGCGTTATAAAAGCTTTCATCCATTAAGCCTACTTTATTTAAAACATCTTTGTGGTAATAACTAAAAGCTCCCAATAAATTAGGATATAAATTTATTTTTGTGTTATTTGGATAATTTATAGTTTTTCGGATATTTGGTCTTCCCAAATAATCTAAATTGTGATTTCCGTGTAATCCAAAATTAAAATGTTTTATGCCGGTAGATTCTGATGCATTTATATACAATTCAAAAATTTTTTCATCCAGAATTTCTATATCATCTTCCAATAAAAAGATGTGTTCACATTTTTCATTTATTAGATGGTTTAATGCTTTATTTTTAGCCTTTCCAACACCTGATTTAGGGGTTTCTGTATCAATCTTGTCTAAGATCGTTTTAACTTTATTTTCTCCATCATCTACAACAACTTTTACACAATCTAATTTAAAAAGAGAGTTAGAAGATTTTTCAAAAAAATCTGGTCTATCGCAAGTTATTAATCCTAAACCTATTTTATAATTTGGAATCACCATTTTGGTTATCTCCGTAAGTTTTTTGTAATTTTTCCATGGCTTCTAAAAGTTCTTTTTGAGTAATACCTGCTGGTTCATTTTGTGATGGCAAATATTTGTATTTATGATAAAAAAATGCAACCGATAGTTCTAAAGATTTGTCAGAATCTGGTTTATAATCATCTTTTGATTTTGGTAAATCTTTAAAATTTATTTTTTGTATGTTTTCTTTTTTTTCTATTATATCTTCTGCACTAATTGTGGGATTATAGTGTCGAGGTGGATATGTTTTTTGATCTCTTAACTTATTAAGATAATCAATAACATCCAAATCTAATGTGTTATAAAATCTTTCATCGAAAAATCCAAAGTTTTTTACAATACCGGAGTATAAAAATATAAAATTACTATTAAATTGTGGAGATACATTTAATGAAATATTTAAAGTATCTTCTTCTAATGTAACATTGTTTGAACCTGCTCCGGTCATAAACCATGTTCCAAAAGTTTTAGCCAACTTTATTGTATTTTCAAAAATTAATGGATTTTTTACTTCTACGTTAGAATTTAAAAGAAAATAATACTTTAATCCCTTGATTCTCATTTGTGAGATTAAATAATTTCTAAGAGTTGCCATAGAAACTTGTTTTGTATAATTTGTTACATTTTCTAAAGAGTGTATTTTATTTGATACAATCCATAAATTTTCTTTATATTCTTCCGGTATTGAAGAAATACAAGAATTCAAAAACTCTTTTGAATACAAATCAATTATTCCAATTCCTATTTCGTTTTTCATGATGTTAAATTATTATATATTTCTTTTACGTAAGAAACAACTTCTTTTTTGTCTTTAATATCTAGCGACATTACATAATTTTCAATATCCTTTAATAGGTCTACGGTTTCAATGTCGGTTAAATTTGAATTTAATTGATCTAAACTTTTTGTGTCGGAATATTCTATTCTAAGTGTTTCCGGTTCAAGTTTTTGCAACTTTCCTTTCAATAAAAGAATTTTTTCATCATCTATTTTAGCATCTATGACTAAACTGATATGATTTTTTGTTACATTTTGTTTTAAATATTCTGTGTTAATTTCTCCAGATAATATTTTTTTAATTGATATTTTTTTATGCTTTGGAGAAATATCATTTTGAATGAATGATATTTCATTTTCATTTACGTCATAAATATAAATTCCTCTTTCATCTAAAGAATCCCCATAATTTTGTTGATAAGGGCTTCCTAGATATATTATTTCGCCGCTATCGTATGTTCTATGATCTTTTTTATGAAAATGTCCAGACATTATAACTTTTGCTTTTTTAAATAGATTTTCTGATGTGAATCCATGATCACATACTTTATAAGAATTCATATAAAAAGAAACGATTTCAAAATGTCCAAAAACAATATCACAATTTGTGATATCATCATATGACGTTCCCCAAGGAACCAAAAGAGTTTGTTTATTTGCAATTTTAAGCAAAAAAGGTTCTTTGTCTATTACTTTAATGTTGTTCCATCCATCAAAAATAGAAATAGAATTCACTTTACTATTATCTTTGTAAAAACTGTCATGATTTCCTGCTAATATGTAAACATTAAAATCTTTAAAATAGTCAAAAAACTTTTTAGCTACATCTAAAGTAGTAACAGATATTTCAGTTCTGTTATGAAATACGTCTCCTAAAATTATTATATCGTTTATACCAGATTCTAAGTATTTTTCTGATGCCCATTTTGCAAAATTTAAACTTATGTTATGCCATATCGGATTATCTTGATAAATTCCGATATGGATATCCGAAAAACACCCAATTTTGTTAGTTTTAATCATTGGTTATTTTATCAAAACTAGAACTTTTATTGTTTTTTGTGTAATTGTTGTAATTTTCTGACATGTGAAACAATTCTTCTCTGTATTTTATATGTGTTTCGTTGATATGCTTTTCTTTTTTAATTCGGTTTCTAAATGCATTAAATGCTATTCTTGTAAAATATGAAAACGGGTTTGTTCCCTTTTCTCTATCGTACTTTTTAGACATTAATGCTTTAAACATTCTTATTAAAGCATCTCCAACCATATCATCACGATAGGTATAATTAATAAAATTACCCGCATAGCTTAATTTGTGGGCAATTTTATTAACCATTTGTGCTAATTCATCAGTTAATACGCCACTTTCATAATATTTTACAATCTCTTCGTCAAATTTTTTAGGTTCTACGTAAAATTCTTCTTTTTTTGGTCTTTTTTTTGCTTTTTTTGCTTTTTCTACTTCATAAATTTCAATTTCATCTTCATATAATTCTTCTACATCTTCATCCTTTTCTTCTACATCTTCATCTTCTACGTCTTCTACATTTTCATCCTCTTCTTTTTCTTCTATATCTTCGTCTAAAGCATCGTCCAACGAATTTTCATTTATATCAAGTTTTTTATAATTCTTTTTTTTCTTTTTATAAACTTTTTTAGTTTTTTTTGTTTTTTTAATTGTTTTCTTTTTAGGGTTGGATGTTTTTTTCTTCATAATTAAAACTTTCTGAATTATATAATTTTTTACGTTCTTCTATATGGATTTTACCATACTTTGTATTATCTGCAACGTCGAATATACTAGCAATAGTTTTGGTTGGATGTAATCTTAATGCGCGTCCTATAGATTGCATTATTTTTATTTTTGCTTTTCCTGCAGAGGCAAAAATAATGTTATGTAAATTTGGGATGTTAATTCCTGTGCTAAAAATTTTAGAAATTGCTACAATAATAACATCATTTCTTTTATCCATTAAAGATCTGATTCTTTCTCTTTCTTCCATTTCTGTCAAACCTCTTATAAAATATATTGGTCGATTTTTTTCGCAAAGATTTTTCAACATATTTTCTATAACAACACCATGTTCTATTCTATCAACCATTATTAAAGTGTTTTGACTTAATTTTTTTGATAATTTGCATATAATTTCGTTTCTTCTTTCGTTTTGTAAAAGAAAATCCAATTCTTGTTGATATGCTTCTGCTGGCTTATTTAAATTTATTGAAAATTTTGGTATGTTTCCGTGTTTTAAATTTAAAATTATAATTCTAAAATTAGAAACATATTTTTTATCTTTAAGATCTTTTGTTTTTTCTTGATATATGATTGGCCCTAACTTGCCAAATATATTCCATTGATCGATTTTGTCCGTGGGTAATGTTCCAGTAAATCCATATTTAAAATTTGTATTAATAAATCTTAATATTTTGTTTATTTCGTTATTTTTACGCAAAACATGACATTCGTCTACTAAAAGTATATCTATTTTAGATAATATTGATAAATCTGTTTTTTCGCTGAGTAAAATTTGATTACCGGCAATAATTGTTTTAGATTCAAAATTTGGTTTATTATCTCCAGACCATTTTGTTAAAGATTTTAAACCGTATTGTTCAAAATCTTTGTATGTTTGCTCCACTAACTGAAGACTGGGAACTAAAACTAGTGCTTTTGCGTCTGGTCTTTTAAGATTTAAACGAATACTTTCTATCAATCCTGCGATTACATACGTTTTTCCTCCTGCGGTAGGTATTAAAATAACTCCTTTTCCTTTTTTTAAAGCATTTATAATAGATTTTTCTTGATGTTCTCGATATTCCATTAAAGTAAATCGAAATATTTCGGATTTTTCAAATCCGTTATAGTAATTTTGAAATAAATCTTCGTCTATTTTAACTTTTATTTGGTTTGTATCAAAATATGTTTTTATATCTTCCAAAAGACCAACATCAAACTTGCCTGATGGTGTTATAGCGTATATTCGAGCTTGTGAAAATGATCTATTTCTTCTATATGCGGGATTTGAAGCAGAAAAATATTCACGCACGGCTAATAATATACTATTTTCACATATTAACTGAGCTTGTTGCTTATTATTTCCTGTATATTTTATTTCTACCATTACGTTGTTTCAAGCTTTTCTAATTCTACAGCATTTTTTATGTCGTAAGTCATGGAGCGACAAATACTTTCTACTTTTTCTAGATAATCTATTGCTAATTCGACTTCAAATAACTCTTCATCTATTTTTTTAAATACATCAGAGGATTCTATTTTTTTGTCCAAAGCAGCTTTAGGCAAACTGCTTGGAATATTTTGGTCTGTTATTGTTTTTAATGCTTCTTCTTTCAAAGTTTTTCTTTTTTTGGTCAAATTATTTTTTAATTTTTTATATTCAATCAAACGTGCCACCCATTTATGTTTGATTGTTGGTAAAATCAATTGCTTTTCAAGCAAAGATATTCGATCCAATTTAAGATCTTCTTGAATTTCTTTTTTAATTTTATCAAAAAATTCCATAAGTATAGTTATAGTAATTTAAATTATAACATATGATCAACAAATTTCAAACATTGGTAAAAAATATATTGGAAAATAATACTGCAGGTGCTGGTGGTGTTTTTGGTTCGCCTCAAACGGGTTTTGAGATCAGTAATCCTACTTCTATTAACCCTGATAAAGGATATACAGATAATATAAAAGCAGCAATGTCTACAGCATTGCCTAACACACAAGCAAAAAAGAAAAAAAAGAAAAAAAAGGGTATTTTGTACGTAACACGCAGACCTTTGCATAAAAAAGACTTATAATGGATACTGGTCACTGGATTTTGTCAGAAAATGTTAATTTAACTGAAGAAACATTTGGTTTTTTGTATGAGATTACCAATAAACTGACCAATAAAAAATATATTGGTAAAAAACAATGTTTTATGCGTATTAAAAGAAAACCTTTAAAGGGAAATAAAAGAAATAGAATATCTGTCACATCTTCAGATTGGAAATCTTATACTTCATCTTCTAAAGATTTGAACGAAGACATTATTAAGTACAGTAAAGAAAACTTTGAATTTAAAATTATTCGTACTTGCGATTCTAAATGGGCTTTAGCTTATTATGAAATAAAAGAACAAATAGATAGAAATGTTCTTTTGCGAGAAGATTATTATAATGGCATAATAAATGTAAGAATAGGAACTCCTCCTAAAAATGAATTGGATAAGTTCCAAAAAGAAGTAATTATATAATATGGGATGTATTTATTGTGATTCTAAAACCTATGGTAGACCTTGTTTATTTTCTCCTACCAATACTCACGTTCATATGGATGCGCCAAATAAATGCATATATTGTGGTTCTAAATATCTAGGATCCGGTTGTTTATTCAATCCTTATGGAAAAATGCATGTAAAAGGTCCAGAATTTTTAAATCGAGTTCAAGAACAAACACAAAAATCAACTGTTTTAAAATATTTGTATGAAAATGTTAAAGGAGTTGCAAATAGCAAATTTTTAACTCCTTTGGGAAGATTTTATAAACGATTATCAGAAATTATTGGTAATTCCGGAGAACCTCTTTTAGAAACATTCGAACTTCAATCTAAGCCAACGTATAAAAATTTGACAAAAGAACAATTTGTTCAAGCAACGGAATTGAAAGAAAGATTATCAGAACAATACAAAGAAATTATTCGCACAGTAAAAGTTGCAAATTTTGCTTTGCCTCAAGAAATTGTGGAAGAAATTCTGATTGATGCTATTATGAGTGATAATGAGCATACCCAAGAGTAAAAGATATTTTTTTTATTATTTAAAAGAGAATATTTTAATTTTTGATGTTTCTTCATATATTGATGAACTAGCTGTTCATGTTGCAGATTTTGTTTACGATTGGAATCTTTTAAAAGATGGTAAAGTATTTTCTACGGATAAACTTATTAAAGAATTAATAACACAAAAAATCGAACAAGAGATAAAAGAGTTTCAAAAAATAGTAAATGAAAATAATTGTAAAATGTTATCTTATTTTTCTTTGAATTCTGAACCAAAAGAATGGAAAGAATATTTTTCTGATCCTTTGAAGTTTATAAAAATATCAAAAAAAATTTGTAAAAAAAATCTTCCTAATTTTATAGAAGAAAAGGTTGAACAAACATTGTTTAAAAAAAGAAAAGGTCAATTTTTAGAATTTTCTTGTATTGTTCCATCGGGAGAAGATGAAGAATTTATTGTCAAAGCACTTGACAAATTAAAAAAATAAAATAATTAGCATTAGAATAATAATGTGTTGGGTTTTGTTTGCCAAATTTGCGAATTTTTATACTTGACTTTTTTAATTTTCGCATTATAATTTTTTTGTTTTCTGAAATATTTAACAAATTTTAAGAATTCTTTTGAATATTTGCTAATTCTTTCAAAGCTTCTTCAAAAGATAAAGAATTTACAGTAATATTATTAATTTCTTTAGATTTTATATGATCTGGACCACTAATTTCTTTCATTTTAGAGAAAACATCTTTTTCTAAATTAGAAATTATTGGATCTCTTTGAATTTGAGGGAAACTACCACCAATTGATAAATTAGTAATTTTATTTTTTTTAACTCGGTTTGCGTATATATCTGATAAGTTCATAGCTATAAATAATTTAAAATTTGCATCCTTTAGATAGATTTTCTTTTGCGGTTAATGGTTGAAGATTTGAAAAATGAAAACATAACTTTTGTTCTTCTTTTTTTTGCAAATTAAAACTGGCACATGGTCGAATATGATCAATATGCCAGTAAGAACCGTAATTTCCCCATGTCATTTCGCCATAAAATTTGGATTCAAGATGTTTCATTAATTCTGGAATTGAACAACCTAATAATTTTAAAGTATTTTGAGATTTTACTTTTCCATTCAAAATATTTCTAACCCTATGACGTATACGTTCTGATATGACCCAATTAATATTAAATTTTCCTTTTTTATGATACCATTTTTTTCTTGATCTTTTACAATATCCAGACTCTTTTCTTTGTTTATAAACTTTACTCCAATTACTTTTTCGCCATTCTGAATTTTTATTTAAAACTTTATTTTTATTTTCTAAATAATTTTTACGATGCCATTTTTTTGATTTTTCATATCTACATATTTTGCAAGACGCTGTAAAGCCATCTTTGGTATATTTGTCTCTTGGAAACTCTAAAATATTTTTTTCTTTTTTACACTGATTACAGATTTTTATTTTTTGCACTTAATATATTTATCTACAAATTGCTGATAAATGCATTAAATCTATAATTTATCTATTATAATAAAGCCGCCTGGAAATGCATCCAATCGTAGTTTCTGGCTTTTCCTAAACTGGTCCAACCTTCGGATTCTACAATTTTCCAAAATTCTTCATATTCTTTTTTTGCAAAAGATGCTTTATCCTTTCCCCATTTTAATTGATTATTATCTGGGTCTAAATCTACAGCAGCACCCCAAGAATGGATGGACCAAGAAGATCCTCCTCTTTTCTTTCTCACATTTAAACAACCACCAAAAATATCTAATTTTAATTTTTGTATGTCTTTTTCTCCATAAGTTTTTAAAGTTTTTTCAAAAATTCCATATAAAGATTTTGTAACCTTTTGATGACATGTTATCTTCGATAAAGAAGTATTTAAATCCCATGCCAATTTTAATTTATATGGCAAATCTAAGCTAGTTTGATTTTCTCCAACAGGACCATAAAAATTAACCATTGATGTATAATCTTGTTTTGGCCATTTTTGAGATAGAGGAGTGTTGTTACTTACTGTTGTAATAAAAGCCCATGTTTTTTCTCCAACAATACCATCAGGCTTAAGACCGTTTTTTGTTTGAAATTTTAAAGTTTCTTTTTCTGTTATCGGACCAAATGCTCCATCAACATAAGGAACTTTATAACCAGCAGATTGTAGAAACAACTGCCATTGTTTGACTTCTTCTCCGAAATCTCCTTTTTTTAAATTTTTCATTTAACTTCCTCCTGATTAAAAACCCATTCCAAAGGAGCATACGAAGGGTCATTTTTATAAATTTGAGCGTATTTAATAGTTTCTTGTGTTATTACTTTTTGATCAATTTTTTCTACATTATTGTGTGTTTCATTTGTTGTATTAGAATTACTTTGATATTTAAAATCAATAGTAGCTTGTAATCCCAAATATACAGAAATGATAATTGCAAAAATTTTAATACTTTCTACAAAAATTGTTACATATGGTTGTATTATTTCTGGAAAAAAAGAAGTTATAAACAATATACCAACACTAACCAAATAAAATGCCATTAATAAAATCACAGAAGAAAAAACTATAAAGAATTTTTTTGAAGAAAAGAAATTAATTTTACCGAACTCTTCTCTATATTGTATAGGAGTATTCGGAGGTACTTTTCCAGCTTGTAAAAAAGCTGTTGCGTTTTTTGCAATATCTGTAATTTTTTCCCACATTTATAAAAATAACCAAACCAATAAACCAAAAATTCCGGATCCCCCAATCGGAATCAACAAATTATAAGGAGGGGGAACAAATGTCATAAATTGTAAACCAAGTAATACTCCACCGGCTGCTGCAATTATTGCAGCAATCCATTTCAAACGATGGTAACGCTTTATAGCATTGTTATATTTTTCTAACCATTGAAAAGCTTCTTGTTGTTTTTGTACTCCCCATTCCTTTAAAGTATCTGCTTGTTTTTGAACAACTGCCACATTTGTTTCTGCATCTTTTAATTTGTTATTTGCATTATTCAAATTATTTTTTAATTTTATATTTTCTGTTTTTGCATAAGACAATTCTGCATTAAGTTCTTTAACGACATTCTTTGCTTGTTGTAGAGTTGTTTTATTTTGAACTTCTACTTGTGCGGGTTTTTTAAATTCGGAATTAGTTTTATTTTTTTTACTCCAAGGCCATGTCATTCCAGTTGTTGTTAAACTTAATATAAATACGATTGTTAATATTTTTTTCATATAATTATTCTGATTTTATTACATTTTTATTTGTGCTTTGCTGTTCAATTTTTTCAAGCAATTTTTCTAGTTTTTCTGCTAATGTTAGGGCTTTGTTTATATTTTCCGCAATTTTTGTGTTGCTTTCCCCTGCTTGTTCAAGTTCTAATTTAGTATCTTCCAAAGAAGCAACAACTTGAGCCGTCGAAACCGTAGGTAGTGGTGTATCTTTTTTTTGAAGACTGGAACAACCACTTAAAAATATAAAAAGCAATAAAATAATAATTTTCATTATACTAATATTTATCTAAAAAATATTAAAATAAGTACATAAAACCTGACACAAGGTGAACAAATTATACTTAAATTACGGAAACGGCAACTCAGGTTCAGGAATAGCGGGAAAAAATAAATGGTTGTCCACAATGTACTGATCCAATTCTTCTTTAGTATCTGCAACAACTAAAGTATTGGCACAGGTATAAGAACCAGAACACTGTTGAGGTTCAACTAAAATTTCTTTGGTTTCATCATTATATAACACAATCCATTGATCTTGTGTTACATCAATTACTGCCCATTTGTATACATTAATCATAAATTATGGTTGGTTGATTGTTATGTCCCAAGGTCCTCCAGTTCGGGAAACCAAGGCTAAATTTTGATATGAAGCATAACCAGATGTAGGATCAGAAGTCTTTCTCATGGTGGCTGTGTCTGTTCCAGTGGCTGCACCTGAAGAAATTGTTGTATATTGAAATTGATTGTTATTGATTCTGGTTACTACAAATGTGCCTTGAAAAGGTGCTGTAGGTGTAGTAGGACCAATGCCAGTAATGGTGACAATATCTCCAGTTACATGTCCATGGCCTATGACATTGGCTGTTACTGTAGTTCCAGATCTGGTGAAGTTAGATCCAGCAGCCGTTGAAGTTGCCCCACCCGTGTAACTTGGGGCAGCATTTCCTGTTCCTCCAAGATATAAAACTTTTGTTCCTGTAGTTCTATTAGCAGCCACAAAAGCTGCCAAGATTGCATTTACTGCTGCGGAAGTTAATTGATTGTTCTGTGCTTCAAATTGTTCCAAAGTGTTAGAAACTGAACCACCAGCAAAGCCTGTGAGGTCATTGTTATTACATCGGAACTTTTGAAGGAGTGTCAACCCATTCAAGCTTGGAATATTACCTGTCAATTGGTTAATATCGCACAGAAACTCTAGCAGATTGCTCAATCCTGCTAAACTAGGAATTGAACCAGTAAGTCTTGTTCCGCCTCTTTGATTGTGAACATGAAAATATTTTAGGTTAGACATTCCTGCTAAACTTGGAATATTTCCTGTAAGATAATTCCCATCAGCTTGAAAATACCACATGCTCGTTGACGAATTCAAATTGTTTGGAATACTTCCTGTGAGTTGGTTCATGCGACAAAGAAACTCCCTCAAAGTAGGGAATCCCGCCAAATCTGGAATTGTGCCTGTTAAATTATTGTCACCACACCAAAAATCTACCAACCCAGTCATTCCGCTTATATTTGGAAACGTCCCTGTTAATAAATTGTTATCTACCCGAAAAACTGTTACTTTAGTTAACGCAGACAGATTTGCTGGTATGTCACCTGTAATTTTATTATTTGAGAGGGTGAGGAGTTGAAGATCGGCCCTGTTGGCATACTCTGATATTGCGGTTATGTCGTTGCCATCACATCTGAAATGCGTCAGATTAGGAAAAGCAGAAATGTCTATTGTGCCACCAAGTTTGGGGGAACTCGTACCACAGAAGATTTTGGTAACTGTATTGTTGCCAAATTGAGGTGTTATGGATATTGAGGTTGTTGCCATTTTATACTATTTATAATTAGTATGCAATGTGTCTACTCTAGATATAATCTGTTATCTAGCTTTAAGAATTTCGATTTCTGCTTTTAACTCTTTGATAGCGTTCACAAGAACGGGTATTAAACTTGTTTGACCTAATGTAAAATGATTTGGATCATTTGTATCAACTAATCCAAGATACTCTGCTTGATTTGCTTGAGTTACAGAGAGCACTTCTTGAGCGATAAATCCAGCAGCTTCTTTGCCCTGATCAACATCGCTATTACGAATTGCCCATTTGAACTTTCTGGGTTGCAACTGATTGATAAAGTCCAAGCCTAATTCAAGATTTTCAATGTCGCTTTTGTCTCGCGCATCAGATGTAAAGGTCCAAGCGGATGCTGCTCCTTGAAATCTTGCAACCACTGTGCCGTTACCTATAGTCACTTCATTGCTAACAGATGTTGATGATGAAGCTACGCTGCGCCCAATTCCAACATTATTATTTCCTGTTTGTAAGTTTGATAATGCGTATGCTCCAACAGCTGTGTTACGCGACCCTTCAGTGATAGACTCTGCTGCGCTTCTTCCAAAAGCAGCGTTGTCAGTCCCTGTACTGTTAGCTAAAAGCGAACCATGCCCAAACCCTGTGTTGTCGCTTGCTGTGTTTAGATTACTACGAAGTGAATTTACTCCAAACGCACAGTTGTTGCTTCCGGTAGCTCGTATAAGTGCTTCTTCTCCAAACGCACAGTTGTTGCTTCCAGTTAGATTAAATTGGAGTGTTTTTGCCCCGAATGCTGTGTTGCCTGTTCCACTTGTAATATTAAAAAGAGCATTAGTACCTGCCCCAATGCTTGTACTGTTAGGTGTTCTAAAATTACTAGCTGATAGAGTGCCTGTAATATGTGTATTAGCTGCAACAAGAGCAATTACACTTCCGTGTATATTTGTGATTCCAGAAGTATTTCCTAAACTAAGAGGACCTGTATTTGCAGTAGTTGCAATATTTGTAGCTGCATTACCACTTCCTGTATTGATGTTTACTGCAGCGTTTGTTGTATTGGCAATATTTGTTGGTCCTGTAACTGTAACCGTACTTCCGGTTATATTTGTAGCACCAGAAGTATTTCCTAAACCTAATGCACCCGAATTTGATCCGGTATGAATGTTTGTGGCTGTTGAATTAGTTCCACCGGTATTTATATTTGTTGCAGCATTTGTGCCAGAATTGATGTTGGTTGCTCTACCAGTTGTTGTATTGATGCTTAAAGTATTTCCTGTAGTAATTTCCAGTGTACCAGCAGTAGTTAAGGTTCCTGCGTTTCCATTTAAAGTAAGATTTCCAGATGCATTTCCGATTGAAACTGCACCTGTGGTAGATCCTGTTCCAATGTTTGTTGCATAAGCACCAGCATTAACATTGATATCTATGGGAGATCCGTCCAATTCAACGCCGCCAGTAAGACTTGTGTTGCCGATAGTTATTTTTCCTGTGGTAGTTCCGGTTCCAATATTTGTTGTTGCTGCACCTGCTGTGGCATTAATGCTAGTGGATGTTGTACTATCTAAAGTTAATGTTGCTCCATTAATATCAACAGTTCCTGCATTTCCGATTGTGGTTGTTACAGCACCGGTGCCTGTGTTTATGTTGGTTGCTCTACCAGTTGTTGTATTGATGCTTAAAGTATTTCCTGTAGTAATTCCCAATGTACCAGCAGTAGTTAAGGTTCCTGCGTTTCCGTTTAAAGTTAAATTTCCTGTTGCATTTCCGATTGAAACTGCACCTGTTGAAGTACCTCTGTTAATATTAACAGCATAGGTTGTTAGTGGATTTTCTTGTTCCGGATTTTCATTTATTTGTACTGGTCCAGTAACTCTTAGTGCTAAATTTGGACTACGAATAGATGCCCCAACAGAACCTCCAAATGCGGACAATCCCATATTTGTACTGTGAAAAGAACCTGCTATAAAACTTGCGTTTGCACTTAAGGCAATATTTGAGCTATCGCTATCTCCTGCTATATTTAATTTTGCGGCATTAATTGGTGCTGTTGCATTTATTCCGACATTACCTGTATTGAAAACTACAACAGAATCTGTATCTGCTTGTGTGCTAACGCGATATGCAATGCTATTAGATGGTGTTGCTCCATTATTAATATAAACATCGCCTACGTTGCTATCATATCTGACGGTAAGACCATCTGATGTGCTTCCTGTACCAATCAATCTTAAGGTTGGATCGTATGTGTTATTTGTTACTGCTTGTATTCTAATTTCTGGATTAGAATCATTTCTAATATCTGCAACATGTAAATTAGCATCAGGATTGAGAAGTCCTATTCCTACATTTCCACCGTCTTCTATAATGAGTGCGGGGTTTTCATCATCATAAAAAACGGCTACATTTGTGTTCCCTGTTTGAATTACAGTAAGTGCTGTATCAGTTCCCGTGTTTCTGACATATAAAGAAGATGTTATTTGAACTTTGGTATCTAAATATGTTAATTCTCCAAAAGCAGTCAAATTTCCAGATATGGTAACATCACCATCAAAATAACTATACCCATCAACATCTAATGCTCTGATTCCATCTTCATTTTGCTTTTTATTTGAAGAAATTGCTTTTATTGCAATTTTTGGACTATAAGCAGAAATTGCAATTCCAGAACTTCCGATTTCTGCCCCTGTAGTTATACCATAAGCAGAAATAGCCTTTTTAGAACTATATACTTCGATTCCGATGTTTCCCCCTGTGATTTCTGCGCCTTTATCGTTTCCTCCGATATAAGCTCCTCTTTGTAGACTATAAGCAGAAATTGCATTTTGGGAACTATATGCATTAATTGCAACCTTTGGAGCATAAGCACTAATGGCTATGTTTTGTGAATCTACTTGTATACCAATACTGTCAAGACCTGGAAAAGAAAACGATTTTGCTTGGATGGCTCTATATCCAGCAAATGCACAAATAGCAGTATAATTTGAATAAAAATAAGCAGCATATGCGCTTGCAGGTGCAACTGCACATAAAGATCCTTGTAAAACAAAATCTCCTAAAAAAGGTTGTTCCGGACTGGCAATTGGATCGTGTGACGCATCCGGATTGGTTATATTACCATACGTATGATGGTTTTTTCTGTGCCATTTATTGTGAAATCTGTTGCTCATAGGTTAATCGCAAGCCTTTGTTTTACCAAAGAACCAAAAATTTTTTTTGGTTACTATTGTAGATTAAGCTTATTAATATTTACTCCAGAGGTGATGCAACATCACCACAACAAAGAGAATTAGCATCTCCCCATTTTTTAGTCGGTGCATATTCTACAGGGAATGTGTTTACCAATTCCGCATATGTAATCGGATTAATATTACATATTCTTATTATTGGTAAACTTAAGTTGTAGCAAGACATTGCTCTCCAAGACCAACAAAATTCTCCACCACAAATATTTGCATCTGGTTGATTTCCGTTCAAATCAATATCAGACGTATTGGTAGATATAACATCCAAAGAAGTTTTTAAAGTTTCTAAAGAAACATATAGCTTTTTTAATTCTCTGTTTATAACAGAAGGTATATGAAATTCATTTGTTCCAATAAATAATTTCTCATTTTCTACATCATTGTTAAAAACGGGTCGATCATTTTTATCAATCGGTAATAGAGAAAAATAAGAAACAGTTCCTCTGGTCGTTTGTTCTGTGACTAATGCAAATGTTCCATTGATAGTATCTCTTAAAGTTTTTAAATTTTGTGCCATTTTAATCAATGAACTGTTATAATTTAAATCTTGGGCAAATTGTTCTGAAACAAGATGCATTTGATCTAAACTCCAATAATTTGTATCCAACCCATTTCCAATTTTAAAAGTTTCCACAAAATCTTGAACTCTTAAAATAGATTTTGCGGTAGAAAAGTTTAAGCTTCTATATTCTGAAAATTTTGCAGATGTATAATTTAATTCATTAATATCTGGCATTATCAAAGTTGTTACAAATTCTCCCGCTGCAGAATATTTAAAAATTGTTCTTTTGGTAACAATATATAAAAATTCACCATTTTCATCAAAAGTTATTTTAACAATTTCATCTGTAGTTGAAAATTGGTTTAATTGTATTGTTTGAATGACTTTTTCTCCAAACGTATCAAAAATATAAAGTTTAAATGATTTGCTTATTGAATATATCAATCCTGTTGGATGGATTGTAAAATTCAACAATTGATCATTTTTAAATACATCATCATAATACGTATGAAGCCAAGATAAATCTTTCGTATATTGTTTTATGCAATTATTATTAAAATCTAAAACATATAAGTTTTCTGCGTAGTAATGCAATTCCGAAGGAAAATCAAATTTATTAGAATCATTCAAGCTTCCAAAAGAACCTACTGTTAAAACCAAACTGAAAATAATGTTATTTTCATTGCTAAAATCAAAATCGTATCTGTAAATTTTATGACGAATCGAATCTACAATGTATAAAGAAATTTCATCTTCTGATATGGCAATAGATCGGGGATCAAAAAACAATCCTTCTATTTCTGATTTGTTTTTGAATATAATTTCCGTGGCATTTTTATCTTTTTTGAATAAACGAAAAATTTTATCATCCAAAACAAACATATAAGTTTTTCCGAAATGAATATCTTTTATTTCTGTAAAATATTCATTTCCCTCCGATGAAGCAAATGTCGGTTGATTATAATAATTTAAACCATATGAGTTTGTATACCATCTAATTCCTTGGCTTTTATTTTCTTCGTTGTTTCCTAACCAACCGGCGTAATAAATTGGTGCATCGATATTCATCGTTTGCATGTTTCCTTTCAGATATTCCAAACATTCATTCAATCTTGTTATCGACGTATTGAATATATCTTTATCGCCAAACTCGTTTGGTTGTATTAAAATTTCATCTAATGTATAAGGTAATGACAATGTTTGTTCACTTATAATTCGAATATTTTCTTGATTATAAATATTCCAAAAATTTTTAACTATTATTGGTATATTGGAAATTATTTTTTCGGTAGATCCATCTTGATAAAATGCGCTATATTTAACAAAAAATGTTCCCGTACTGCTATATTGATAAAAAAATGTGTTATCGATATTTCCGGTTTTGGTTGTATTTTCTCCAAAATCTACAGCGTATGATACTATTGGATTATTTTCAAAAGTAGGTGTAAAAAATTCTAAAAATATTGGAGAAGCTGTTATGGTATAATATGTGTTAAAATATATTTCCGGATTAGTTGATGTTGAATAAGCAACTAATGTTTGAACTTTTGTTGGATCTTGGGCGATTTTTACGTTTTTTATATCCCATAAATCTCTGACTCCTCTGTAAGATGAAAAACTATAATTGTCAAAAGTTGATGATGGAATTTTTATATTTAAATCAGCAGAAGCATTTAAATATAATGTATTAATTTTTGATGCATTAATTGTTAATTCATTTAAAGAGTCTCCTACTCTTAGAGTAAAAAGTAAAAATTGTCCATCAACAGCAGGTACGTTTTTCTTTGAGATCCAATTTTCTGCAGATAGTGTATATGTTATCGTTGAAACATTCAACGCTGGTAATGCAGGTGCTTTGTCTGGATCTGTATATATATTTTGATTCACGTATATTAATCGGTCAATATCGGTATCAAATGAACTTTTCGTGGCAGTAAATGTATAAAATACTGTATTATAATCTATAAGTTTTGGATTTTGTTTGAATCTTAAATTGGTTGCAATTCCTGCATTATAAGGTATTGTTTGTGCTGTTATGTTATAATTTCGAGTTACCAAATTTCCTCCATCAACCATTTGAAAACGTAATGGTGTATTTTCTGGATACCTGTCATCATATGCAGTCAAAGTTACTGTTACTCCAGTTGGTGAAAAAAATTCAGTATTGTAAGGTAAAGTAAGTTGTCCTGTATTTGTTGCTAAATTAGCGATGGGAATTCTTTGATTTCCGTATGCATATTTATATGTGTTAAAAAATGGAGCAGCAGAAACATTGTAAATTTCTGTTTGGGATGTTTTATAACCATATGCCGTTGGCGCAACAGAATTTGTATTAAAATTTGCATTGTCTAAAAATATTAAATTTCGACTGTTGGGCCATGCAAATTCCGAATATATATTAAAGTCTAAAGATTTATTGAATTCTGCGGCGGGTAATCTATAAATTTTTATACTTTGTTCTATATTATGTACATACGGCCAACCTGCAGGAGCCGCGCCTAAAACTTTAAATTTAACTTCAGTCAATGATGATGCGGCAATATCAAAATTTAAAGTTGTTGAATTATTTGTAATTACTGGTGCTCCACCATCTTTAATTACGGTCCATTGATAACCTTGTGCGTTTAAAGTGGGAATAACATCGGTGTTTGCAGTTGCTCTTAAGAGACTAGAATCGTTATCAGGTCGGGTTAAAATAAATGTATTGTTTCTTGTATTTAAGATTGAATTATTTGGAAATGCTTGATATGCTAAACTAAAATCTGCATTAAAAATATTTTTACTGGGAAAATCATCGACATTTACTTGATATGAAGCACTTATTTGTGGAGTTGTATCGACAGTAAAAATATTGAATCTTGCATTTCTTGTTATTGGTGCGGATCTTTCTTGAGGATTTATGTAAAAATACATAGAACTCAATACGTTTGTTGTGTTTATTTCACTATATGAATAATCATTTCCGATTGTATTTCCGTAAAAGTATTTCGCTGTAATTGGTGTACTTAAATTATCAAATGTATTGTCATAAGACCAATTCCAATATACGGAAAATGGTTCTAAAAAGGAACCGGGTAATGGATATCTTCTTCCTTTATATGGAACAGATGCGGATAAAGCAATTGTTCTAATTTTTTCTAAATTGTTTAGGGGTAATATTGGATCTAAAATTATTTGTTGATTGGTAAAATAATTAAACAATAGGTTATTTGAAGATAAACTAATACGAGAAGACAAAGAATCTGAATAAAATGTAACTTCTACTTCTTGTGGACCATACCCAGAAACTCTAATTGCCCATGTGTTTGAATTAAAGGGTAAAGATGTTCCTGTTTGAATTGTATTAATTGGACGATAAACATTGTCATTACCTTTTCGCAAATAGTTTACCTTTATATTTGGATCTGTATTTGGATTTACAAACCATTTGAAGGATGTACCCGCCAAATTAATGCCCGGAAAGGCTGATATTGGACTGTTCATCAACTCTGCAGTAATATCAATATAATCTTCCTCTTCTTTTACAATTTCCATGTATAATGGATATTCTGGTGCTTGGTATAAACCAGTCAAAGAGACGTTTGTGCAAAACAACGCATTATTAATTCCTACTAATGTTGACAAACTGGGTCGAATCGAAATTCTAGGAGTACCTGCATATTCTGAAGGAAAAGTTATTTCTAATATATTGCTTTCATGTGCATTTACCCAAGGGGAAGTTTTTAAATCGTATGGAACCTGTGTTGATGATCTTATAATAAATGCAGAAACACTATTAACCAATGCTTCTTCTGTATATTCCACAGCATATTTTATTTTATCTGTGAATTCAGTTTCATTATATGCAAATGTTGGAAGATCTAAGTTATATGTATTAAAATCGGAATATAAATACGTATTTAATCGAGTTGCTCCTGTAAGATTTCCCGCAAGAGAGTATCCAGTACGACTTTCGTATTGATGAGCAGTTAAATAAAATGACAAGTTAGAAACTTCTACTTCTCTTGGAATTGATTGTGAACTAATTGGATTTGGTTTTCTTATGGAAAGATTATAAGAATAATAATGTGGAGGATATTGTGTTGTATATATTACGGTGTTTGAATTGGTTTGTGTTGATGAAATTCCAGAAGCCCATGTAGTTAAAGATAACGTAGATCCTGCAACATTTATTTCGTTTTGTGGAATAAGTGTACTTTGTACTGTTTTATTATTTCCATAATATTTTATCCGGTCTGTATCGAGTATATAAGATATATTTAAATTTGTTCCTGCAACTCCACTAACTACATTAACTATATTGCCACCAAAAACACGAGTTCTTGTTGTGTACGTCATATTAGTTGTCTGTAAATTTAAATCAACTTTTGTAACATTGTTAACAATATCTTGTGGTTTTTTAGTTACATCAAATGAACTTTGAACCATTAAAAAAGTAAGAATATTTCTATCTGCTACAGGACTATACAAATAATTTATACCACTATTAAAATCTGATGAAGGTGTTGTTGGATTATCGTAATATACGTTGTTTAAATTTTCTATATATGGTAAAAATCTCTCAACAGTTGTGGTAGGATCTTGAAAAAATGATTGGTATGCAACAGTAAATTCAATAAAGGGGGAGGTCCAACGAATTCTTTTAGTAATTTGTGTATTTGGTTCTAATAATGTTACATTAGTATTTGGATTATTAACTTCAGTAAAATCTAATACTTTTTGTCTTATAATTGATTGGGTAGAACTTAAACCATAATAAAAAATAACTTGATTATTTAAATCTGTTGGATAATCAGTATAATCTATGTTTTTTATGGTATCGTCGGTAACATCTAAATATTTTCCACTTCTATACAAATAATTATACTTCGCAGATAAGTCATTATTTTTTGGTGCTACATTATTAAAAAACATCTGAACTGGACTAACCAAAGATGCTTTAGCTGTTAACGTAAATTGGGTAGAACTATTTTTTACAGCTGATATTGGTTTTAAAAATAATTTTTTTGGATAAAATAAAAATCCTAAAAAAGATGCAGTATTATTAATTGCAAAATAAGTTAAATTCGTATCGTATTGTAAAGCTCTTAATCCAGAAGCAACATAAATTAACGAAGATGTACTATCTAAAAAATTAATTCTATAAGTGTCATTAACAAGATTTTGCGTAATATTAGTATTAATTGGTCGATAAAAATTAAAATTATATGCGTTTAGATCGAAAATAGGATTTGTAATAATTCTATTTTCTACTTGATAGTCCAAAGCCTCTAATTCAGGGGGCAATATACTCGTAATTGGTTTTATTTCGTATGCTTCTCTAGGCCAACTTCCTATTTCTGTTATAGTATATCCTTTATCTGTTATCATTTTCTATATAATATTTAGAAAAAAATACATATTTATCAACAATTACAAATTTTTTAAAAGATCTAAACCTTTATAAAGTTCATAATTAAAAAACAAATCTAAAATTCCTTCATCTTTATACCAATCGTCATAATTTGAAAGAGTTCTAGATATGGTAGTTTGATCTGAATTCCAATCTATCCAGTTTTCTATAATTCCTCCATTATATGCATCAAAATAATCATAAAATTCATAAAAATCAGTCCAATCTTTGGGAAGTTGTAAAGACGATGCCAAAGTATTTAAATTATATGTTGTTTGATAATTAAGTTCTCCGGTTGGAATTTTCTTATAAAGATTGAGAGATTTAGTTTTTAACACTAATGGAATTCCTGCCGTAACGGTATAATTTAAACTTAAAAGTTCACCTCTGTTTACGGCTTTTTCTTTTCCGCAATATGGGCAAATTTCTCTTTTAGCACAATCGTTCGCAGGACTGTAGTTTGATCCGCAGTTACAATTTGTTCCCAACAATTTAGATAAATTAACACTTGCCAAATTCATTACACGTTTTATAGTTTCTGGGTAATTTAAAAGATAATCATCTGAATTATAATCAATTTGTTGCGAAAGATTATATAATTGTGGAATTTCACAAGTATCTGGATCAGAATGATTTCCAACAAAATTTGCAATTTTTTCATATGCAACCATTCCTAAATCATCTTGATAAAAAGGTTCTTTTCCGAAAATAGATCCTAAAAAGTTTTGAAATAGATTTGGGCTGTCTTTTAAAATTGGCATTTGTGCCGAATTTTGCATTTCAGATCCTAAATTAAAATCTTCATTTATTTTAAATGCAGTATATATAGATCTATCATAAAAGTTTAAAACAGGAGAAATTCCGCTTAT